GTTTGATGATTTCTGCTTCTTCTGGGACGATTACCATTTCACCATCTATATTGGTATATCCATAGGGTGGAGTACCTACATAACTGCCGTTTTGAAATCTCTTTTGAATGGACCAGGTTGAGTTTTGTGAAATGGATGCAGACTCTTCTGCAGCAAATCCTGAAAGAATAGAAAGCATCAGCTCACTTTCCATATCACCCGTATTTAGATTCTCTTTTTCAAAATAAATGTAAACACCGATATCAATCAGCTTTCTTACTAACTCTAGGCAATCTACTGTATTACGAGCAAAGCGGCTGATTGATTTGGTGATAATAAAATCTATCCGACCTTGCTTACAATCTCGTATCATACGGAGCAGTTCAGTCCGTTTCTCCATCTTGGTGCCGGAGATCCCTTCGTCATAATAAAGACCAGCAAACTCCCATTCAGGATTAGACTTAATATAGCGCTCATAGTGTTCACGCTGTGCCTTAAGGCTTTCAAGTTGTTCATCACTATCGGTTGAGACTCTAGCATAAGCGGCAACCCTAAGTTTCGTAGTAGGTAGTTGTCCTTGGGACAGTTCATCTATTTTTGTTATCTTTTTCATCATCTCACCTCGCTTTCGCCCATACCATACATCACTCTAAAAGCTATTAATAGCAAGCTTTTTAGGACATAATCTCGGCTAAACGGGGAGAGAATTTCTGCCTGTTCAATGCTGATATTTTGTGTAATTCATCCACTGTGATTTTGCCTTCTTTATATAGGTTTGCGACAATACTCTCGGCTATATGAAAGTCATATTCCTTTTGTAATTCTTCCTCTGTCATCTGCTTGGTCTTGCCCTTTAAAGGACAGCCGTCTTTTACTTCATAAATGTTCATAGAAAAACACCTCCTACCTAGTAGCCACGGCAGGAGGTGAAATCTGATGATTTCTTTAATCTTTTTGATAAAATTCACATTCATAGCCATCGGCATCAAGGAGCAGCCCTTTTGCCCAAGGTGGCACTTGACTCATCTGTTTACATACTTCAGTAACCGCTATTTGAGGATTCGCTTCAATAATTACTTCATCATGGACATGAGCCACAATACGATAAGTACTAAGCATCTTCATTGAATACATTAAAATATCACGGGAGATGGCTTGAACAATATTCTCTACAAACTTAGGACCGTAACTTTCAAGACGCTCCCATTTCTTTGTTCCACCTACTCCTTCATAGGTAACAGACTCACCACCAAACTGATTCTCACCAATTCGAGGTTTTACATAGGCAAGCCGTCTACCTGAGGGAAGAATGATAAAAAGCATGCCACTAAGACAATGAAACTCGATGCCATGGGTTTCTTGTGATTTATTTTCCTTTACGCATTGTTTAGCCGCCCGATCTACATCCCACCAGAACTGTGTGATGTTGGGATTAGACATTCTCCAGGCATTCACAAGCGGTTTTAATTCTTCCTCTTCAAGCCCCATCTCTAATGCACCCATGGCTTTTAGCGCACCAACAGAACCACCATAACCCAGTGCCAATTCAGCGATTTTACCCTTCTGTCTCAAGTGACCGTTCACACCATGCTTTTCAACGGGGACCTTAAACATCTGGGAGGCAGATGCACAGTAGATATCACCCCCACTGGCAAATACCTTTGTTCGCCATGTTTCGCCTGCAAGCCATGAAAGCACACGAGCTTCAATGGCTGAGAAGTCAGCCACAATAAACTTATGACCAACTCTTGGTACAAAGGCTGTACGAATCAGTTGTGAGAGGGTATCTGGTATATCTTCATAGAGCAGTTCTAGTGTTTCAACATCACCATTTCTAACAATATTTCGCGCCTCTTTTAAGTCTGGCATATGGTTTTGAGGGAGGTTTTGCAATTGCACCAGCCTTCCGGCAAAGCGTCCTGTTCTGTTGGCTCCATAAAACTGAAACATACCTCTGGCGCGAGAATCAATACAAACTGCATTTTCCATTGCTCTATATTTCTTTACCGAGGATTTTGCCAGTTGCTGACGGAGCGAAAGAGCTTCTTTTAGTTCACCATCGGTTTCCTTAAGTTTCTCTGCAACCGCCTTTTTGCCGAGTGTCTCCATCTCTAGACCGTTTTCGAAAAGCCAGTCTTTCATCTGTTGTACAGAGTTTGGGTTATCCAGATTTGTTATCTGCTGCATAGCAGTTAGTAGTTTTTCATGAGATATGTCATCCATGGCGATGGCCTGCTTAACAAAATCCATATCCACCTTTATGCCTCGATCGTTGATTTCTTGGTCGAGATGATACTCATCCCAGATGTCCTCTGGTACTGGAAACTTAATCAATCTTTGTTGTATCTGTATTTCTGCCTCCACATCACGTTTGTTATATGCTTTAAACTGCTGCCATTTATCGATTTCATCAGTGGGTAGGTTACGGGTTCTACCACCATTTATTTTTGTTGGAGTACATGGAAGACAAAAATAGCGTATCAGGTCTTTACCCTCCGTCAGCTTTTGCTTTTCAAGTCCTAGCACTGCACCTACACCTTCTAAAGAAAGAGGTAAACCCATATAGGCAGACCAAACCATGGAACATTTCCATGAGGAAGGATTTAGATAAGTCCCAGTGGGATAGCCCAAATAACGTGAAAGGCATACTCGCTCAAACTGAGCATTAAATGCCCACTTCGTAATGGTTTCATCGGTTAAGGCATCTAGGATTTCTTTTGGAATCTTTTCTCTATTCTTCAAATCGATGACCTTAACTTCACCACCGTCAACCGCATAACCAAACAGCATCACCTCAAAATCATCTGCTTCTACGTAACGATAAACACCACTCTTTTGTAGATTGGTAGATGAATAGGTTTCTATATCAATTTCTAAGTTTTTCATAGCTACCACCTTTCCTAAATGAAAAAGGTGGCAGAGGGAAGTCCTCCACCACCGTCAAGTTTATTGTTTCTATTAGGCAAGGAAGTCATCATCGACAAGAGTCGTAAAATCATCTACTGCAGAAGTCTTACCACCTAGAGGTTCTCCGTCTCTAATTTTTTGAATGTTACCAAGGCCACAAGCTACACCTTTATTACCATTTGAGTTGAAGGCATAGAAGTTAAGTGAAACCCTGCCATAACAACCGCTGTACACCTCACTGCGATCCATAATCGGCTTAACACTTTTATCTACAATCTGTGGCGCTGTCTTGCTATTTGCATTGATGAAGTAATGGCCTTTATAAGCCTCATCATCACGCTCTACATCTCCATCACGCAGTGGTAGTTTAATAGCAGCTTTATTAGGTTTCTTACCACCAAACTTTGCGATACCTTCCTCAATGGCAGCATCAACAGCCTCATTGATAGCATTGATGGTTTCTGTATCATCCTTCGGGATAAGAACAGATACACTGTATTTTTCTGTACCACCGTTAATGGATACAGGCTCCCAGCCGTGGAAGTAAGAAAGTCTTGAATTTACACCTGTGATAACTTTTGTCTTGTTTTGCATATTTGCCATACTATTTAATCCTCCTTGATTTCGTTAAATTCGTTTTTAGCATCTGTTACGTTCATAGCCGGTCTTTTATCCGAATTAGGAACAAGAGTCGGCTTGCCCGGTGGTTTATAAATGAGGTCACCAAGAATATCCTCAAATTTGGATTTACCCATCAGTTTCTGCATCTCTGTCATAGGAATAAGGCTCTTACGGTAAATGTCTTGATAGCCACTTGCCACAGCTTTTTCTGTGATAGCATTTTCATCCTTGTACTTACGAACTGAGCGACCTTCTACCACTTTAAATCCGTTCCAGACTTTACCGTGGTTCACTGCTGCCTCTGTCGCATAAGCCGATATTTCATTCGCCCATTTGGTAAGGTCGGGGAGAATAAGCAAGACTTCTTCTATCTCCGTATCTGTAAGTAAAGGTGGCATCTTAAACTCCATCTGTGCAAGCTTTAGTTTTTCATCAGCCCTTGCACGACATCGATTGGATGCTCTGCAGAAAGTACACCACGGGCCAGGGACATATTCACCCTCACCATTAAAGGCTTTTTCTGCCCTCGGTTTTAGTTCCTCATTAGCCCACTCTTTCAGTTCTTCCACTGGAATTGTCCATGTACTGACATTTTCTCTTCTTGGCTGAAAGATCGTCATGGACACTTCTTTAATGTCGTACAGGTGATCATAGATTCCAAGTGCTCCTAGGGCATAC